GACACCAATACCAGGATGAACTTCAATTAGAAATTCTCTAGGTTCATTTCTAGTGTTGTACCCTTCTGCACCACAAGAACCAAAGTCCAACAGTTGTCCGTCAAATCGGACTTTGATTTTACAATTATTGCGGATGCGGGTATTCGGAATCAACTCTTTTGCAAAAAAAGCAACAGCCCTTTCCACATAAGGTTTGAAGTTTTTGTCTGGACAATTTGTGACTTTGACCTTCATTTTGACCCCCTTAAACCATATTTAGAGGTCAGATTTGCTCTACTTTGACTCCGGCTTTTTCGAGAAATTTAATTCCCTCATCATTCCTATAAACATTGCGATAGAACACACTATTAATACCACTCTGATAGACCAACTTGGCACAGTCCAGACAAGGACTGTGGGTAACGAACAAAGTAGCGCCGTCACCAGACTCTGTGGACTTAGCCAATTTTGCAATTGAATTAGTTTCGGCATGTAAAACCTCTTTCTTTGTTTCCAACAATACTACTCTTGGTGGAACAACGACCTCATTTTCACAGTTGTTATCCCAACCGGATGGCATTCCGTTATAACCAATACTAATAATGCGGTCATCCTTTACAACAATCGCACCAACTTGAAGTCTTTTAGCAGAGGACAATCCTGCGAAAGTCTCTGCCACCTTCATAAACGCATCACGAAATTTTGTTTTCATTCCATCAACACATAGTCATTTTTAGAAACACCACATTCTGGACAGTTGACTTCATCAGGTAAAGACAACCAGTCTGCTTCAGATAATTGGTGGCCACAAACTACACAAACGTAAATTCTTTCGCTCATTTCAATTCTCCTAGTTTAACTTGATATGCTTCTGCATGGCGTTTCTCAACTTTTGCTAATGCATCAAAACGTTTTTGTGCCAATGCCAACACTTTCATAAATTGTTCAGCGTGTTCTTTTGATTCTTCAATTTGTTCATCAAACTCTTTGCTTGCGTAAGATAATCCTTCACCATAAGCTTGATTCTTAAATTGAGGATACATTTCCGTAAACTCGTATGTTTCACCTTCAATAGCCATCTCAAGGCATTTGCGGGTATCTGGTTTACCAATCAATAGTTCCAAATGACCCCATGCATGGAGAATTTCTTGGTCTGCGGTGTGTTCAAAGTGTTTTGCAACATCTTCAAAACCTTCTGCACGAGCCAACTTGGCAAAGTAACGGTATTTGATATGTGCCATTGACTCACCGGCCAATGCACTCTCTAAGTTTTTTAATGTATTCGACATAATTTTCCTTCATTGTTAAAGTAACCTGACTGATTACTTATCATAGTATAACACTATTTTGACAGAAAATCTAATTGATTTTATCTATCATCATTATTGGTGCGCCCACTAGGACTTGAACCTAGGACCAATAAATTATGAGTTTACTGCTCTGACCAACTGAGCTATAGGCGCATTAAAGATTTAAAAATTTGTTGTTGTAAAGATACCGCACTATCAACAAACGCAAGATTATCAAAGTACTTATCATCAAAGTAGGATTGAATTTTACCTTTTGTTGCCTGAATAGTGGCTTCTTTTTCACCTTGTGCAACTGTAACAACAGTCATACCATTTTTCTTGGCGATGTGTTGCATCACCTGATTCTCTGATAGGCATTGTGTATACAAGGTCTTTGCACCTTTAGACATTGCCCATGTTGCACCACGAATGAATAATTCTTGTCCTAGACCTTTACCACGAAATTCTGGTGCAACGGTGAAACCCATTTCAGCAGTATAATTCCCATCTTTGGTTAGCGGACAAAAAGAAACATGAACAGAGCCAACAACCCCAGCGTTTTCGTGTTCAACAATAAACCACATGTTCTTGAAACCAAATTCGTCAAAGGCCTTATCTAAGTAATCAATTATATTAGCATCGGATGCAGCATAACCAAATCTCAAGTAACGGTCTTGACCAACAATGTCTTCCAAAAAATGGTCGTATAACCGGTTCGCATCTTCTTCGGTTGCAATTTTACGCGGAATCATTTCACTCTTTCCAAAGAATCTTTACGCATCCAATGTGATACTTGTGTCAGTTCTTGTGAAGGCTCACGTTTACAGACAGACAAAAACTCCACACCATCAATTTCTTGGGTTGGCCAGTGTTTGAATGTGTACACAATTTCTCTTGAAGAAATCACTCGCATTTTAATAAAGTCTAATTTTTTCATAATATCACCATTATACATGAAAAAAAAGGGTCTGTCAAGACCCTTTCTTATTACTCTTTAGAGAATAGGGGAATCTTTTTGATGGCGTCTTGCATCTTTACCATATTAGACAAACCTATCTTCAACATACCGTTTACCAATTCGGCATTTTCAATTTCTACCTTATCGGCAATAGTGAATTCATGTGTGAAGTTTCGGTTAGCAATTCCTTTGTAGATGAAAGTATCTGGTTCATCCTCTTTAGCGTTGCCTTTAACGACAAGCTTGTTACCTTCTAGAGTAACTTCAATATCTTGTTTACCAAAACCAGCAACAGCCATTTCAATGACGTATTCGTTTTCGGACAACTGTTTGATATTGTATGGAGGGAATGCCGCTTTCTGTAGTTTTTTTGAAGCCTTTTCAAGTTCTTCAAAAACATCGGTGAAGCCGATTGTGAAAGGGTCGAAGCGATGGAAGTTGAACATGTCGTTCATAGTTTTCTCCTAATTAAAGCAAGATTAAATTTGGTACCCCGAAGGCATACCGGTTAAGTGCTGGTTACGTTTTCCAGCGGTAATAACGTCTACCCGTTTTACTAACGCCCCTAAGGTAGGTGGAGCACCTCAATTTGGCGGTGTTTCTTGTGCAGGTACAACTCGCAAACCTGTTTTCCCATCCCGATGGGAATATTACATATTATCCAAACCAGTTTGATGACCAGCTAAAGCACCTTCATGCCATTCTTTATGTTCAGGAGTACCTTTTTTGTGTGGATTTTGTTTTAACATCTCAGACTTTCTTGCTCGGGCAGTTTGTTTGAAACCTGAATCCATGGCGTGGTCAGCAGCAAAATCATGTCCAGTTTGCCAGTGGTCTTCACCACCTTCTTTTGTTTCTACAATCTGTTCACCCAAAAGTACCTTGATTACAGTTGTTCTAAAGTCCATGTTTAATTCCTTTTTGACTTATTTAGTTACTCTGTGGTTTTTTACCAATGTTATACTTGGCGGTTAGTTGCCATTCATCCTTCTCTTTGTGAGACAGAATTTTAACCTGTGAAAGGAAGATAGGTTCTGGTGTCTGAGTTTGTTCTTTATTCACAATCTCCAACAGACCCCAATCAGCCAATAGGTTTGCAATGGCATTTCTACGTGCCAAATCATTCTCGGTAATATCAGCAGGTTTACCATCCAATGCAAATAGTTCTTTGAAGTGAACAATGTAGTATTGTCCACGTTTGTGTAAAATGTGGCAAGATTGGAATAACGTTTTGTCTTTTTTGGATGCTACACCGATACGGGTCAATGTCTCACGCACTTTTAAAAAATCATCTTGTTCCTTCAATCTCACTTCAACCAAATCTTTAATGTCAATCATTTAGTTCCGCCCTTATCTGTTTTTATTCTTATTTCAGCGATTTGTTCGTCAGTAAGGATACGGAGTGCTTCTTTGGCCTTTTCATTGGAGTAACCAAAATACAACTTGACACACTCAATATCCTTGTCTCTGTTAGCCTTTTGCCACGGTTGGAATTTCCGTTTCATAGGTCTAACACTATTTAGAAGGTACTGGTATTGTATGTCTTTGTCGATATTTGGCCAAAGATTCATGTCGTTTGCATAATGAATACAGTCGATATGATAAGATAAGGCACGGTTAACCAAGAAAGGTGCATAGTCATTATAGTCCTGTTCAACCTGCATAACCGATTTACCGGTCTGTAAGATTGACGGAACGATTTCTTTGAATAGGTCTGGCATTACTTGAACTCACATTCAACCATGATTTCGGTCAAACATGCAATCAAGTTAATTTCGTGGTCTGCCACAAACGCAGCTTGATACTGATATTTGGCGAGGATTAGAACCAATTGTGGAACTGAACTACCTTGCAGTTGTTCATATAGAGAATCATACAGACCTCTAAAGATACGTGCCTGGTCGTTGTCCAAGTTGTTGGTGACCCATTTACGACAGGCCGCAAAGTCTTTGTCTTTCAGTGCTTTGATTAACTCGGTTATCTGCACATCGGAAACTGATGCAAGAATACCTTTATCAATTGTGCCACTAATACTATAGCGCTGAAGCTCGTTAAGAATACGGCGATTATCAGGGAAATGTTTCGTAATAACTGCTGCAACCACTTGCTTGTCATAGGTTACTCCTTCTTGAGTCAAGATGTTTTCAACACGTTTAAAGAATGATGTAGCCATCTTGGCTTTAGAACCATTGGCTTTGAAGTCAATCACGGTACAACGTGAATGAATAGGATCAATAATCCGGTTTTTAAAGTTACAGGTGAAGATGAACGAACAGTTAGTTGAAAATTCTTCAATGGATGCACGTAGAATCGCTTGGGCATTGTGTGTTAGATAGTCTGCCTCATCAATGATGATGACCTTGCGGCCGCCTGCCAAGGACATTGCGGATGCATAGTTCTTAATCTTTACACGAATGGTGTCAACGCCGTTTTCATCTGAACCGTTAATGATAATATAATCACAACTAATCTCATCACACATTGCTCGTGCAACTGTGGTCTTACCAACACCTGCGGTACCACAAAGTAATAGATTAGGGATTTCTTTCTTGTTGACAAACTCTTGAAAGGTTGCCTTCATTGCATCAGGCAAAATGCAATCTTCAATTTTATGTGGACGATACTTCTCTACCCACAGCATGTGTTCGCTCATTCAAATTCTCCATAATATAAAAACATAGTATAACACGACCCGAAGGCCGTGTCAAGTTCATTTAGATTTTGATGTAATTTTCTTCCTTATTAGCAATATCTTGTGGTAAACAACCTTCAATATTCCAAGGAAATTTTCCGTTTTTAGAATAGTACTCAAAAACTTTCACCAAAGAATCTTCCAACGATTTAAATTGTTGAACCATTTTTTGGCGTCTATCATTAACATCAAAAGCTTCAGTTGGTGATTTGGTATGAATTGTGAAGTATGATTCGATACCCTTTTCAGAATAACGTCTAGCAGCATTCATAAGGAATTCATACTCGTATCCCTCCAATACTGACCATCCAT